GCCATCGAAATATTGTATTTTTAATCTGTTGGCAAATGTGCCTTTGGTTATTGAATGCTGTGCGGGTTGTACACCACCCTTGCCTGAAGCAAATATTCCACCATCTGCTTCTTGTAAATTTAATGCTGTGCTACCATCGTAGCCTTGTGAATAATTTGGATTGGCGGTGTTTGTAAATCCACCTAGATGCACAGGTTTGCCATTAATAGTCATCCTTGATAAAAGACTGCCCATTCCTGCAGATACACCTGCTTCTGCACTCGAACCATGGAAGCCTTGCGATATAATTGCCGCCATGTAGAGATATTGTCTGCTGGTATCAGCACTGTTGTCACCAAATGTTCCAATGAATACAGGGATAGTTCCTGATTCGATTTTGTGTCCATAAAGAACTGGTACAGCACGATTGGCCGCACTAAAGTCCACCGAGGTTGCCGCTTTGATTTCATTTGTGCCTGCGTCGACATTTACTGAAACATCTGGCAAATCAAAACCACCTGTAAAAGGTGATATGATTGCTTTAAATGTATTTGTAGCAAAATCCAGTACTGGATCAACAACTGCTTTTACAATCCTAACAGGTGCTCTAAAAACTTTTTTTATAAAACTACGTAATCCCATGCTATTCCTCCCACCTTATGTTTGCCGCATTGTTTGCCGAGAATTCAAAACCTGTGTCCAACGGATAAAGTTTGCTTTGACTCACTGTGTTTGTCATTCCATACAAACTTGTTTTTTCAAAGTTTGATAATATTCCGCCACAGAACACAGTTAATGAAGAACTTGTGTCTGTAACCTTCAAACTAAAATTATCCACAATGCCTCTGAACGCAATATAGTTAAAATCAACTGCTCCTGCACTTGTAATAAAAACTTTTGATATTGTAACTTCTGCACCTGTTGTGTCGCCATTTGCAAAGGCAGGTCCAATCAAGTTAGCAGTGCTGTCCAATTGACTGCTGTCAAAAGTTATGTCCACTTTCTCTGGTTGTGCCTGTGATGTGGTTGTGATAGCAGAATGGCCCAAATAACCTTGTCCTGTTTTGTATGTGTCCACTGTGCTACCATCTATGCTGGTCAGTTGTAGGTCTGCTTCGTAGTTTGTGTACAACAGTGTGCCTGCTGTTAATTCTATTTTCACACAGTCAACAAAACGTAGTGATCTGCCGCTTAATATTGCTTTTGTTAATGATGTACTTCTTGGCATTATGCTTCTTCCCTCACACTGAACGATAATGTAAAAAATCCTTCTTCGTTTGTTTCTGTTACTTGTGGTTCACTGATTAGTGCAACCGTAAAATTTGGATCCCAATTAAGATCTGTACCACTAGGTACATCTGCTTGTAGCGGTGGCCATATGTATCCTTGTTGTGAAAATAACGATCCACCAAAATTTGCACAGCCTACACTAAATCTACTTCCCCTCCAAATGTAAACTTTATCGTGATTAACAAATCTCAAATAATCGCCAGTGTTAATAAAAGTTACTCCGCCGTCTTCACTAACATCTTGGCTGTTCTCTGTTGAATCAATTCTTGTAAACACACCTACAGATCCTTTTACCAATGCAGTTTGTGCCAAGTCGAATGTTCTATTAGAACTGGTGTCAAATATGTATTGGTGTGCTGTTCCTGGTGGTTTAATTGTAAAAGTTTCTGCTGTGCCGTTTTGGGCACAAAGAAAACTGTACATTGGTGCCATCTCTGCTCTTGTTAATGGCACAGTTGCAAAATCAAATTCCCATGCGTGTCCTAAGCCATCAATTGTTCTAGCACTAAATCCAAATGATGCAGAAGCACCTTGATTTGTAGACAAAGAGTACAATTTGTTGTTAGCATCAATCTGTGTGAGTTGATTGCTATCCGATCTCACAACAATTGATTTAAATTTTGTTACGTCTGGAAATGTTCCACTCATTAAACAACCTCTCTAAATGTTTGTTCGTATTCGTACAAAAATTGATTACTGTTGGTTGTTCCAAGTGAAGTAGATTGGAAATTAGCCGCACTTGCACCTGCAGTTTGCCATTCTTCTGTGTCGCCATCTGGTACCACAGTAAAAGGCACATTGGAATATGTTATGGTGTTGCCTCCAACACCTGCAATTAGCCTTGGTGTAAAAGATATTGTGTCTTTGGTTGAACCGTCGAGATTAACATCTGCGGTAATCATATATACTTTTGAATGCCCACTAAATTTTATTAAATCACCTGCAAGTAAAGTTCCAGTTGCAGTACCGTTTACTCCAACTGTGTTTGATCCTATGTCTTTGTTGTATGCTGGTGCTGTGCTGTTTTCATCTAACACAGTAACAGTACCGCTGGCTGTGCCTCTCTTGTCTTTTAACACCGGCAGTTTGAATGCTGATAGACTTCTTGAAAAATTAGATCCTGCCAAATGCCAAAACAATCCTGATTGTGCCGCACTGTTGTTTGCGGCTGGTATAAAATTTGCATAAAAATCATTTTGTGACATTGGAATTGTTTTTATTGCAATGGTCCAATAGTTGTTGCCGTAGTCTGCCACAAACGTTTTGCCTGTGATGCTTTTGCTTTTTATGTTATTGGTGTTGTTGGTTAACTCCACCGATCTTATATAATCTGTTTGTGCCATTAAGCAAATCTCCTACCCTGCTGTCTAAATGCTTGTTGGATAGTACCAATTATAAGTCCTTTTCTTGACAATAACAATTCATCAAAACCTGCGGCATCCACTGCATTGATGTTGAAGTTAATATTTGTTTCACCCATTCTACTGCCCATTGTTTCATTGGATACAACTGTGCCTGCTGTGTTGGGTATGAACAACTCTGGTCCTCTTTCTCCTACCAAGAACGCATTACTACTACCAACTGATCCACCACCTGCTCGTGCACCGCCAAATCCTATCTTGCCACCATTGGCAAAGCCAACAGTACCGCCGTCGGCTCGACCGCCTAACAACATTAAAATAAGTTTTAATCCTATGGTCTTTTTAAGTTCACTGTTCAATTTGGCCTGTGCGTTGGCTTGGTTTAACACACCATTAACCAAGTCAACGTTGAATACTTTTGCCAACGCAAACAGTATCGGTTTCACAATCAATAATCTAATAATTCCACCAATAAGTTCTGTCATTATTGCCTTCCCAATTTCTCCTAGGGCCTCTTTCAAAGATTTGGTACCCATGATTACATCAGTCAACGCTGATTCTGTAGTCTTGGCAAATGCCGTCATCGAACCAATTATGGTGCCAATTACAATATTGTTCAAACTATATTCTTCCAACAATTTATTCAATGCCTTGCCGTAGTCTGATACACTTACATCGGTCTTCTTAACGGCTTTATTCATTTCGTTCTGTTTCATTATCATGGTCTTGGACACGAACACACCTTCGGCCATTGCTTTGTTGTTTTCTTTGATGTCCTCGGTAACCGTTTGGTAACCTTCATGAAATAATCTTAAATTTTCTATACGTTTGTCGTCAAGTTCAATCTGTTCTTTCTCTTGAAATATTAGTTTACCTAGTGCCGAACCTACAGCAACTAAACCATCCACTACCATTTGTAAGAATCTAGATACTTTTCTTAATCCCTCAATTACTAGGTTTAATACCTTCCCACCAAACTCTATAAACAGGTCTATAACTTTCTGTATGCCCGAATTAAGTTCATTGTTTAAAAAGAACTCTTGTACAGCATTGAACATATCTCTAACCACACCAACGGCTTTAAAGAATATTTTGATTACTTCGCCCATTCCTTTGACTAACAATCCTATTGTGCTACCAATAAACGTGCCCAGTCCAGCCATTAGGTCTTCGTTGGCTATAACGAACTCTGTTACTTGATCTAATCCGTCTTTGAATGATGGACTAAATTCATTTCCCATCCGGTCTGCAACATTTTTTAGTGCGATGCCTAAGTTACTAAATTTTGTTGATGTGTTCTGTAGTAGGTTTGCTGTGGCATCACCATAACGTTCTTCAATAGTTTCTGATAGTGTTCGTAATATTAATTCTGTGTTGCCTGTTTCTTTACTAAATTTACCTAATTCACCTCTCGTTACACCTAATTTTTCTTTTAGGATATCATACACCGGAAGACCTCTGTCTTGTAATTTGTCAAACTCCATTAGTTCAACCTGACCCGATGCCAATGACCTTGTGTACACATCTGTTAGTGCGCCTAACGTACCAACCTGATCTGTGGTTACAGCCGCCGCATTAGAGAATGTTGTTAATAATTTTGCTGTTGGCTCTATACCAGATGTTGATAGTTTAATGTATGTTGTTGTAAGGTCTTCAACGCCAAACTGTGTCTTTGTAGCAAATTTACTAATTTTTTCAAATGCCGCCGCACCACCTTGTACTGATCCTTCGACTGTGCTTAAGGTTGTCCTTAGGTCTTCGAATCTAGCATTGGTAGTTACTATGTCTTTGATAACCTTACCTGTAACAAGCACAGCAAGTAATGGTCCCAATGTCCTCAATGCCGCACCGGCGCCGAATGCAGATGTCTTTATGCCATTAAGGCCAGCGGCAACTCCACCCAAAGCCGCAGTGTTCTTCGCGACTACGTCTATTACTAATTTTTGTTTCGCATCGGCCATTATCTACGTCTCCTTGTTGGCATAGGCGGCCGTTGGCTACCCATGGTTGTTTTACTTTCTTTGTGTTCGAACAAAAAATACCCGGACCACAGTTCTAGTTCCAATGTTGACATCTGCAATATCTCTTCAATAGACTTTTTGAGTCTATCGGCGAGTAACATTACAAACCGGAGTTCAACATTGGATTTTATTCCTTTGCGATTGTTTCCTGATCTGCGGAAAGTTTCGCATTGTTAATTGCTGTACCAACTTTCACCACAACAAGTGGATCCGCTTCGTGCATCAATTTAATCCTGTCTGCGTCATGGAATAATCGTTTGCCATTTTTGTCTCTGGCTTTAACAATTATGCTCTCAACAACTGCTTCAATAGTTTTCCCTGCGGCCTGCAGTTCCATTACTTTGGCTTCGTCTTTAAGCGGATATGTGGTCCTGCAATATATGTCAGTGTCCCATTCCTCCACGTGTATTTTCTTCATATCACCACCAATACTTGATTGATAGTGTTTTCCGATTTTGTCCATTATACTCATCTTATATCTCCTCTATTTTCCTATTTTACTTAATGTTGGTCCAACGATACCACGTGGGGCCTGTCCACTCCTGCCATGTTCAAGTGCGTGTCCGTATGACTGTGGATTTGAAATGGTACGTTTTGTACCACTACCACTCATACGCCAACTTCTCTGGAACAGGCCTGAACGCACTGGTGATCTACGTTTGACCTCTTTAAGCACTTCCTTACTGGTCTTCTGAATTTGGCTTTCAACGCCTTTGGTCAGAGCCTTTGTAAGCAATAATGACTTAAAGATTACCTTCATGTTATTAAAGGTCTGATTTGGCCAGTGCTCCGCTACCTTGGAAACTGACTTCTGCTGTTACTGCCCCCGCATTATCCGCCGAAATTTCGTGGCTGGTAATGATTACTTCTCCAGTTAATTTAACACCTGTTGTTCTGCCTGATGGAAACAGTTCTACTGTTGCCGCCGCGGCTCCTGGTGCTGAAAACAATGCAGATTGTGCCGCATCATCGTCTCTGAAGTACAAACTCATCGAACCAGTAAAGTTTGTTAATCCTGGTAGATAAGTTCTTGAAGTTGATCCCATCGCTGAAGTCTCAATCGCATCACCTGTTTGTGATACAGAAAAAGATATAATGGAAGCAACTGGTGTTACAGAACCGCCCACGTCAAAATGTGCGACTCCTTGTGTTCCTGAATAGACTGCTGTGTTTGTAGCCATTTTCTATTCCTCCTCTTTGTTGTTGTTAATGACTTCAGCGTCTGCCTTCAATATTCGCATACGCCTTTGTCTTGGTTTTGGTTGTGTTTGGATTTCTTTCTGTGGCTTCTCAGTCACAGCAGGTTTTTTAAATTTCCAGCCTGATCTCAAATGGTCTTGAACCTGTGGGTTCTCGACTATTTTTGAATTCCCTTCTTTATCATACATTTGTATTGACATTATGCATTACCTCTCTTGTAAACATAAGTCACTGAAAGTGTTGCATTGAACTGCCCTAGTGGTTGTTGTCTTTCAACGACTTCTATGTTGTTAATTGATGATTGTACGTAGTGTGTGGCAGTATTGTCAACAGTTATATTTCTATCCCTGCTTAACTCTAATGTTTCTTCTATTTTTTCAATTAGATTGTTTCTTGCTGTGTCCAGTTCACTGCCTCTGACAAAACATCGTAGTTCTATTTCAAGCGTGCCTTGTCTCTCTGACATACTGATGTCTTCTCTTTCCTCGTTGCCACTAACAACAAGTATTGCTGGAAATTGTGTGATTGCTAGTTTTTCAAAATCAAAGAATTCTCTGCTGACCAAGACTGCTCCTGGATCAGACATATTCTTTAATTGTTCAACGATATCTATCGCTATGTTTTCTCTTGCACTCATTCAATTATCTTACAAGACGATTGAAGTGTGTGGGTTTATCTTCTCCTACTGAGATATCTCCGGAACTATCAAAATCGTACTTGACTCCTACTCTTAAAAT